TTCGACTGGAGGTTCGACTGGAGGTTCGACTGGAGGTTCGACTGGAGGTTCGACTGGAGGTTCGACTGGAGGTTCGACTGGAAGTTCGGCTGGACTACTATCTACGATTACAATTTTTGGTTTGCGTTTAAATATTTTTATCTCTGGTTGTAATGGTACATCTACATTTTTTTCATATACAGTTGGTTTGATTAATTGTATTTTTTTTGTAATATTATTCTTATTTTTTATATCATTATAAATTTTAATAGGTCCATAATCTGTATACTCTTTAAATTTTTCATCGGTTAATAATTGTCGCATACCAAGAGGCATTAAGCGTCCATTTTCAACATCTGGGTCTTTTTTTAATTGATATGGTTTCACCAAAAAATATTCATTTTTAGCTGGGTTCCATTTATGATATTTTGGACCCTTTGCTCGTTTTGTTTTATTGTTTTCAGACATTATATGTATTATATAATAATTATACAATAAATATAAAAAAAATTATAAATACGAAATTAAATGTCCGGATAAACACTTTTCGACGTTTGTGATTAATCGTATTTTTTCTAAATTATAAGGCCGAATACATTCTATGCATTCATCAAATGTTTTCCATTCCATTTTACTTACTTCTGATTTCTGAAAATTAGATACATCTAATGTATCTTTATAATCCATAAACATTAAAAAATACTTATGTTTATATGATTTATAATTTGAACCGGTAAAATTTTCTTCAAATGGTAATATATTTTGTATGTTTTTCAAACTATTCAAAGGATATCCAGTCTCTTCGCAAAATTCTCGTATAGCACAATTATAATCTTTTTCTTGATTATTGCGCCGACCTTTTGGAAATCCCCATTCGGGTTCATTCCAAGTATCATCATATTCTAGAGATTCCTCGACTAAGTCTGACAATTTATAATATTCATTTTTATTTGATATACCGTTTTGTAGAGATGTAAATTTTTCTTTAGATACAAATTCTTCACATTTATATAGGTTATTTCCCCAATTTCCCCATATTTCTTTCCATAAAGTTTGAAAATTTTCTGTCTTTAATTTATGCTTTTCTTGATATGTCATCTGTTTTAGCATATTCATTATAAAATTTTTATTTTGAATATAATATTTACCTCTCATAAAATCTATATATCCTAAACTCTCTTTTCTGCGTATCATTAAATACTGTGTTTTGCTTATTTTATTTCCACTGTTATCTATACAATCAATAATACGAAATGCAATAATACCAATACTAGTTATTGGCATTTTACAAGTATTAAACAAATGTCCTTGTTTTCCACAATTATTACAACAATTTTTTTCCATAATACGAACAAACTACAAATAAATAATAACAAACTTCTATATAGTTTTATTCATGAATACAATGCGTAAATTTAATCCTGATATTTGGGGAAGTCATTATTGGTTTTTTCTACATACTATTGCATATTCTTATCCAGATACGCCAAATACTATAACAAAACGAAAATATTATGATTTAATACAAAATATGCCATTATTTATTCCTACTCCTGAAATCGGAAATGAATTTAGTAAATTATTGGATAAATACCCAGTAAGTCCTTATTTAGATAGTCGCGATTCATTTATACACTGGATGCATTTTATTCATAACAAAGTTAATTCAATGCTAGGTAAAGAAGAAATATCATTTTTAGAAGCAAACGAGAGGTACAAAGCACTGTATACTCCAAAGCCTATTATCTTAAGCGAAAAACTGCGTGTAAAAAAATATCATATTTATATTGCACTAACATTAATAATATTATTTTTAATATATATATATTCTTCGGATAGGTAAATATCTATAAATATTATAGTATAATTCATATGAGAATAGAAATTTTGATATTTATAATTACTGGTTTAGTTATTGCAAATATATATACCGATGGTAAATATTTAAAATTAGCATTATCGTGGAAAAAATATTATCAGATGATTGGCATTGCATTCTTAGGATATTCATTGTGTTGGTTGATGAGGAAAAACCCAATGAGAGCAAAAGAGATGTTAATTTCTTCGAATGAATATTTGAAATATTTACCAGTGGATAAAACTACAAGTAGTTTTATATCTCCAATATTAGATTTTACTTCACGTCAAGAATTCGGAAGAAATATGGGAGGAACAATGTCTCAAAGTGGACGTAATGATATACCACAATATTCACAATCTCGTATTATGAACTCAGGAAAAACAAATAAACGCTCTGTAAGTGAAACAAAAAAAAATTTGTAGCGGCAAGACAAAATTGGCATTGTGGAGATTGCAAAAAGCAGTTACCTGCATGGTTTGAAGTCGATCATACTATACGTTTAGAAAATGGCGGAAGTAATCATGTAGATAATTTAGTAGCGTTATGTAGAGATTGTCATGGAAAAAAAACAGCAATTGAAAATTTATAAAAAATGAATTTTGTTATTATAATATATATAATCTATTTGTATTATAATAATATGCCTGGTACATCAAAAATAATAGAAGAAAAATTTAACATAATTAAATCATATTTATCTAGTGATAAAATAGATCCTTTAAAAAATATTCGAACCATTTTATATGTCTTAATTGTATTATTTACATTAATCATTTCTATTACGATATACTATGTATCAACGAATAATAATATATTGAATACACAAATATATATATATATATTAATTTCATTTTTACCATTATTTTTATTGAGTATCGTATATTCATATATTTTTAAAAAGAAATTCAATATATTTAATGCACTTATAATATTATCTATTTTTACTATTTTTGTTATTATAATGTATTTTTACAATACAATATTAAATTTTTTTAAAACATATGATTTTTTTTTTAATATATTGATATTACTTGTTTTTTTTAGTATAATATTATTCGGGTTGTCTATCGCATTTAAAATGTTTGAACGTAAAATTAAAAATTTGACTGGGTTTCTTGGGTTTATTGTAGATTTTATTTTTTTACTCCCTTGTCTGTTGATTGATTTTGTAGAATATATTAAATATCAATTTAATATTACTCCAAGTATAACGTTTATTTTATTTATTATCGAAATATTACTAATATTACTGTATGTATATATTCCATATTTATTCAACGCCAAAATAAAGGGCACTGGAAAACAATTGTTAGCCGATACGTTAACGTTAAATACAAAAACTGATATTGCAAAAACAAATGATTTAGAACCTATTAATTTATATACCGAACCTCCACATAAAATAGATATAAATACTGAAAATATAACTGCATCACAAATACGGCAGAACTATTCTTTATCTATGTGGATTTACTTAAACGAACAATCGCAAATGTATACCGAAAAGACAATATTCAATTATGGTGCATCACATCCAAAAATATCATTTGCGAATAATAGTAAAGATCAAAACAAAGAATATGTAAATATATCGGTTAATTCAGATCCAAAATCTACTTATAAATTTGAAATGCCTAGGCAAAAATGGAATCATGTAGTAATAACTTATAATAATAGTTCTACTGATATATTTATTAATGGAACTTTAGAAAGAACTGTTTATTTTTATGGAAAAACTCCCGAATATAGTATTACTGATCTAGTATCAGTTGGAGATAATGAAGGACTACTTGGGGCAATTTGCAATATAGAATATTACAAAAACCCGCTTACTCAATTTCAGATTTCAACAAAATACAATTTATTAATGAAAAAAAATCCTCCAGTTAACTAATTTATTTTTATCTGTCAATAAAAATAAATTTTTATATATATTTATTATATAAATTAGATATGAATTTTGTTATTGTTATTCTTTCAGTAATTATTATTGTTATTTTATTTTATTTTGGATACAAAAGTTATTTTGGTAACAAAAATGGATTACAAAACCAGGTTAGTTTAGCAGATAATACTAAACCAGTTCCAGATATTGTTGCAACTAATTTATCCAAACCTGATGCGACTCGATTTGCATATGGTGTTTGGATGTACGTAAATACACTTAATTCACCTAGTTCAAAAAGCGTAATTTTTAGCAGAAATAATGATATTGTTGCATATTTAGACCAAAGTACAAGTACATTAAGTGTCATACTAAACCCAGACACATCAACCTTAACTGCTGCTGCAAGTGGTTCTATCACAATCGCAAATGAAAGCAATATCAGAAAAACCAACAGTACTAAAATTGACATTACTAATAATTTCCCATTGCAAAAATGGGTACATTTAGTAGTTAGTGTTGACAATAATGTAGCTGATATTTACTTAGATGGTAAACTAGTTAAATCAGTACAAGTTAAACAAGTTGCTCCACGTAAAGATGACAGTATTAAATTTGGTCTTGGTTTTGATATCTACATAGATAGATTTAAACGATGGATATATCCTTTAGCACCTCAAGAAGTATGGAATGAGTATTATAGTGGAAGTGGCTCAAGATTAAATTTAGCAAATAGTAAATACAATGTAGCATTATCTATATTAAAAGATGACGTAATTAGTAAAAAATACACTTTATATTAATAATAATTTATTTATCATATATAATTATTTATCATATATAATTATATAGGCCATAATTGATAATGAATCAACCAATCGGACAACAGTTAACAGCTAATAATCTTAAAAATAGTTTTAATGGCGCTGCTGCAGGAGTTGCTAATACATTAGGTAGTATACGCCAAAATGTAAATAGTACGATACAAGACTTTTCATCAAAAAGTTTATCACAACAAGGAAGTGAATTCGTACAATCAAACAGTATTATTGCAAAGTTTGTGTTTTTAATATTAGTTCTAATAATATTTATGATATTATTTAATTTAGGAGTAAAATTAATTCAGTATTTTACTAAGCCAAAGATTAATCCTTATGTTGTAAAAGGTTTGATTTCTGGTAACAAAAACCTTGTTATTTCACAAGATCCTAAAAATTCAAATTCAGTAACAATATACCGTTCTGATAATGAAACTACTGGTATTGAATTCACCTGGTCTGTTTGGTTAAACATAACTCCTGATAATTTTGCATCTGATTTAGAAATTGGTAAGTTAAAACATATATTTAGTAAAGGCGGAAATGGCATGTATGACATAAACACTGGATTAATGAAAATGAATAATGCACCTGGTTTATATTTAGGGTTAGATGATACACCTTCTATAGGTGGTAAACAATATAAACTAATTACAGTAATGGATACAGTTGCATCCGGAGAAACTCCATATGAAACTATTGATGTTAACAATATTCCAATTAACCAATGGTTTAACCTAATGATCCGTTTAGAAAATAAAATTATGGATATTTACATTAATGGAGCGATTGTTAAACGTTTAGCGTTTACAAATGTTCCAAAACAAAATTATGATAGCGTATTTGTTTGCGGAAATGGTGGATTTTCAGGTGAATTGTCTGATCTAAGATACTTTAATCGCAGCTTGAACGTTTTTGATATTAATAATATAGTGTATGCTGGTCCAAATCTTAAAGCAAATAAGGGCGCAGTACCTAGATCATATGACTATTTATCAAGTTCTTGGTATTCTAATAATAGACTCTAATTATAATATTTTATTTTATTACACATATATAATATGATATAATTGTATAATATTTATATCATATGGCAAATACTAATAATGAATTCACACAAACATGCAATGTAATAACCCAAAGAAACCAAATAATCGAATTACAACCACCTCCGACTCGATATAACCCAGTTTCACCTTACCCGAATTATACACAAGCGCAATTAGATATGCGACGTAAAGCTGAAATACTACAATATAATAAAAATTCAACTCAAACTGGTAAAATAACAAAATCACAAAAATGGGCGAGAATAGTGAATGGACCATTTCAACGAAAAACATATACAACAGTTTCACGCGATTCTTCCGGTAATATATTAGATCTGCAAGTATACAACACTACTCCATGTACTGAAGATAAATATTTACCTACACTTTCTTCTGCATGTGATGTACCTGGACCTATAACTATTCTTCAATATAATCCGAATATTCCATTGTATAATTACGCTGATGATGAAAGTGCATTTGGAATAATTAATCAAGAGAAATTAAATAATTTTAATAGCTACACAAGTGATAATATATTATCATTAAATGGAAACAATACTGCACTATTTACATTAGCTATTTTTAATACAGAAGAACCATTTACCACATTTGAATTCAATACACCAATTGGATTTTATATATCTGGCGAAGTAAGTAATAGTAGTAATAATGATGCTTCTGGTATTTTTCAAATACCAAGTATTAATATTGAAAACATTAATGTTTACAATAATAATAATGTAGTTAATATGATAAAAAATCCATTAATAACACAATCTTTCTCATCGCGTCAAGTAAATTTTTATACGAATTTTCAACGAGATAATAATAATAATATAATAAATAAAACATTTTACGGAGCTCAATATCTAGGTAATTTAAAAGTTTCTGGAATTATGCTTTCTACTCAACCTGGATTGTTATATAATATAAAAATTACCTTTGATATTAATGTACTTGATCTCGAAGGCATTTTTTCAAATATTAATTTGGGATTTTTTATGAATCTAACGCCAAATAATGTGCCGTATTCTGCTACAAGATGTAATTTTGTCCCGCAAACAAATGTTGAACCTAGAGTAGGGTTTTATCTAAAAGAAATATAGTAAATTAATTTATATTTAATTATTCACATTAGAAGTAATGTTTGGATTCAAGCATAATTTTTGACTTGGAAAAATTTGTCCGGATAAACATTTATCTTGTTCTCCTACAGCAATACATCCGCGCCGATTTTCATATTCCCCAATTAAACACCATCCAGTTTTACTTGCTGAGATCGGTTTTTGTATTGGATTTTCAGTACTATCTGCTGACGGCTCTTTTGGTTTGGTAATACGAGGTTCTGTAGTTAATTTTACATCTAGCTGGGTTTGAGTATTAGAAATTGGTTGTTGAGAAATTGGTTGTTGAGAAATTGGTTGTTGAGAAATTGGTTGTTGAGAAATTGGTTGAGGAGCAATGCCACCAGAACTGGCGGATATTAATAAATTACCAATATCTTGCACCGTTCCTTCTGCAATATCTATTCCAAGTTTTGCTGTATCTGATACTACATCAGCACTTTTATTTA